CATGTTCCTGATGTTTTCGTTATCACTTGCTAGGAACGGAGTAAACGGGTCAGTTTCTCCAATTGCTCCGGTAGTCAGCCCAGCTTGACGAAGCTGTTGAACAGTTTTCCCAATGTTGCTAAGAGCGTCCAACGGATTGTCAGATGCCATCGCAAGCATTGATAGCTTTTGCGGGTCAATCGATACACGTGGTTGAGCAGTCGGGATCGGGCCTTCTTCGCCAGCCACCGCACCACGCTCGACAGTCTGCTGAAACACTTGCGGGAACAATCTCCGCATTGTTTCTCGCTGTTGAAGTTGTCGCTGTTGCTCTGCCAGCTTCTGCGCGATCTGCTGCTCTTGCAGCCGCTGAGCGATACCAGCACCGAGACTCGGCCTTGTAGTTGACGGGGCTGCGGCTTGCAACAACCCCATGCCGATACCAAGCAAACCCTGTCGCTGGGCTTGCTGCTGAAGCAGATTGGCCTGCTCCTGCCCTAGCAGACCAGGAAAGTAGGACGGTGCTTGCGGGAACAACTGAGCGAGAATTTCATCCATGTCACAACAGCGAAAGTCGCCGCCTCTCAGTAAGTTTAGGTTCCAACAAACTAGCAAGACCACCGTAGTTGACTGCCTGGGGCTGTCCTCTGCGGATTCCTGGTGCCTGCATCCCGGCTCGGGGCTGAGCCTGACCCAGCATATTCATTGCACCGCCGAGTGATGGCATACCACCACGCATCATGATGTCCTTTGCTTGCGCCTTTGCAAGTTCTTTCCCTGCTGCTTCCTCGTATCCAATCATGCCACCGAATGGACTGTACATAGACGAGCCAGACGCCCCAGATCCAATGCCAGTGTAGTCACCACCCATTGAGGCTCGTGCGATTGCCTCATTGTTAAACACTGGGATCGTTTCCGCTGCCGGATAAGCATTCACGGGAAACACATCAACCGGCATTAACCCGGATGGCCCCATTGGTTGATTTGCAAGAAACGCTGGCATAGCGTCGGCAGCCACTGCTCCTTCTGCCGCCCCTAGCGCACCGGCTTCCGCTGCTCCCGCCGCACCCGCTCCACCCAACAGAGCACCGGCACCGCCGCCTAGCGCAGCACCCATCATGGCACCCTTCATCGGGTCATCCCTGTTGAGAGCAGCACCAGCGACTGCACCCATTATGATCGGCTCCATTCCACTCATGCTCGGCTCCCAAATCCACCCAACAGACCGCCAGCAGCAGCACCAGCACCACCGTATCCCTGCGGAGCGCCGAGAGCGTAGCCAGCAGCAGCGCCGCCCAGCGCACCAAGCAGCGGATTCCCGATGACTGGTTGAGTCGCTACCATCCCTGCCGGAGCGCCATACACAGACCCGAGAAAGCTCTGCAAAGCTTGATAGGGAGCCAGTTGACCGTAATTGAATCGAGCAATGTCTGCTGCCATCTGCCGCTGTTGATAGTCCTCCGACATCGCCCCGACGTTGGCAAGCCGCTGAATGTCGCCGTATTGAGTCTCAGCCATCGCAGGAGCACGAGTCGCTGCGGCTTCTTGCATGGATCGCTCACGAGCGTAGTTTTCGTAAGCCAGTTTCCCAGCAATATCCGACAGACCCGTCGCAAGCGCACCTTCTGCTCGACCCTCCAACTGACCCATCGCACCTGAACCATACCGGCCAGCAGATGAAGCAGCAGACCTAGCGCGGTTGATGGCATCCATGTACGTCTGTTCAAGCGGTCGTGCAGCGGCTTGGAAGGCTCCCTGGAAGAACGGAGAGCCACCGAGGTACTGACCCCCTACCGTTGCCTGTTGCTGGCCTAGCGCGGCTTGTGTGAGCGGAGAACCCATCCTTGCACGCTCGGCTGCGGCTTGCATGGCTTCCGTAGTATAAGCACTCGGCCCGACGTAGGTCTGACCGGGGTAATACTGCGGTTGCTGCCCTTGATACAGTCGTTGAGCCTCGCTCAGACCGTATTGCACAAAAGGCTGAAGGGTCGGATCAAGCTCCGTCCGACTGACTGTTTGACCACCACCACCTGCCATGTCACACCTCTGCTATCCACTTTCGCGGACGAAATCCGTACTTTTTAGCCACCCGCTGCCAGCCAGGACGATTAGAGTCAAACGATATTTTACGCGCTCCACCCTGTCTGGCAATCGCAAATAATTCAGCCATCCCGTCATCCATCATCCACGCACCCCAACCGCACCAAACATGAAGCGTATCGCCCTGCGGTTGAACTACTCCAAACCCATCCCCCAGCAGAAACAACATCGACCTACCAGCGAAACAGTCAGCGTAAACATCCTCTGGAATCCAAGGCTCGTTACTTGCCTCTTTGACCTCCAACAACCCAGGTCTAACTTGATCCCAGACTGACCGTAACTCCTCCGGTTTTACGTACCTAGCCAAGTACGACATAACGATAAGTTTTGTCCGCTGTTGCGTTTGCAAAGTGATTGACTGTGCATTCGCCCTGAAGTTGATTGGATGCGTAAATGTCAGACGATGATGACTCGTCCACCTTGTTGATCGTGACAATCGCGCTCGGCGTAGTCGGTCGCGTCGGACTCGTCTGCGCTGCCAAATGCTCGAGCGTTACATCTGTAGAAGTTGTCGCCCACATGATCTGGACGTAATCGCCTGCTGCCAGTTGGATGTAAAAGTTCAGCGCAGCAATCAGATGCCCGTCCGTCCCGCCATGACTGTTAGGGACTGAAAACTTACTGTTCGACCCAGCAACATCAGTCCCGTTCTTGCGAAACCAAACGTCTACGTCTTGGATTGCAACATTGTCGTTGGCAAACTGGAACGAAAACTGAATGTTGTACACGCCAGCAGACCTAACAGTAATCTGCGAGTTGCTGACAACCGCAACACCAACGGCATAGTCCGTCGTGTTCAACGTAACAGCATAGGCTGCGGTAGTGCTTGCCGCTGTTTGGTCTGTAGTGTCTTGAAACGCCCCGTAAGGCACTGCGTCTGCTATGGCAGCAGCAGAGTAGGGGACGAACAGAATAATGCTGTCAGGACTGATCCTGGCGTCGTATAGGGTGGTTGTAGTGGCGTTGCCGGTCGCAATAGTAAGAAGACCGACAGAGTTAACCTTACCGTCGAGAATCCGGTTGACGATTTCGGCAGTCTCGCGCGGATTGCCACCCTGTTGAGGTAGCCGACGAAACATCATCGACCCCCACAGGGAACGAGATCAAGATCAGTACCGACTAGGCTTGACCAGTTGCCAGTTGGTACAACAGAAAGACGATGATACTTCCCGCGACTGCGTAAAGACACGCGATTGTCAGAATCAGCAGCAACAGCACTCGCATAGCTGATGTTCCCGTCCAGCCGTTTTCTTGACGCTATCGCAATGGTCGCTGATCCACCGTCAATGATCGGCCTTGCAAGCGTTGCGAGAGTCTCAAGACCCTGCGCCTCAATATCGCCAGTCTGCAACTCAGCAGTAAGTGCCGAGCCACCAAACGAAATGAGTTTAGCACCGCTCACCCCTCCGGCTAACAGCTTTCCACCCACCCAAATGCGAGAGTCTAGGCTTGCAGGAACAGTGTCCAGCGTCGGATACAAAGCACTCAAGGCTTCTAAGTCCGTCCCGCTGGTGGCAATCGTCGAGATAAAGTTAGCAGTGGTGTCGCCGTGACTCCACTTGTCCGTAGACCAGTTATAAACCAGCAACTGCTTGTTGGCGAAGATGTCTGTGAAGCACCAGCTTACCGTCTTGTTGATCGGGTCTACCGCTGCCGACATCTGGTCAAATTTACCGGGATCGCAGATGTCGAAGAACCACCGATCTATCCGCTCGCTCCCGATAGGCTTCGCCTGCTGACCGTCAGTCACATAGAAACCATCGTCAGATAAAAAGTAAGTCAGCGCCCCGTACCGCACGACAGAACGGGATTCGTAACACCCAAGAGCCGAAGTAACGTTATCAAACTGGAAGAACAACGGAGCGCCAACATACGTCATCCGTACAACGGAGCGTTCCAGCAAAACGATCCCAAACTCACCACCAGTGATGCCGCGGATCTCGCCACCGTCTGGAATGTCTTGTGTATCGGATTGACTTGCAGCACCAGCAGTCCAGTCGGTCTCATCGTTGATGTCCGACCAGTACACGCGATTGGGATAGGTCGAGGTCTTGCCTGCAACCACAAAGTCTCGGACGGTAGTCACAAACTGTGCAGTCGGAGCAGCAGCAGCAAGGTCGGCAAAGTTAGACGATGATCCAACCGTCCATGATTGCAACTTGTCTACACCGTTGGCCCCGATGACCTTCTGACCGAACTGCGTGAACGTCCAGAGAGTCGTTGCCGTGTACGTCGATGCAGTACGCGATACGTCCATCAGATACTTGTACGTTATCGCTGTGCCACCAGACGAGTACGCTGTGAACCCTGTTGAGTTCACCCCGTTCAGGCTGAACGTATTCGCATCGATCCTGGTGATCGTATAGGTGTTGCCGTTCAACTGAGTCATGCCGACAACACCGGAAATCGTCACCTGTACGCCAGTGCGAAACCCGTGACCGGCAGATGTAATCACGCAAGGGTTAGCCTGCGTTGCTCCGGTAATCGTGACGCTTTTCGTCGGGAAGTATCGCCAGAGATAGTTAGCACTCGCACCGAACAGAACAGTGTCAGCCACCCAGCGACCAACGAAACAAGTCAAAAGATTTTCGGTTGCAGCGTTGGAGAAATCGGCAGCAGCAGGCATCGGCCCGTAACCTACAAGCGTAGGCAGGACGTTCTTTGCCTCAACCAGACTGTCGGCAATACCCGGACGGTCTGGTGTCCACTGACCGAAATTTACTCTCATGCCCAGGGTAGCGCCGGAGCCACAATCGGAGGGTTCTTCTGGTTCTCGATCTGCTGTGCCACCGCAGCTTCAGTAGCGTCCTTGTCAACCCCATTCGCCCAGATCCAGCCGAGCACTTGCTCTTGGGTCAGGCTGGCGTAGGGGGTAAAGGACTCAGGATCAGGAGAAGGCAGCGAGCAGGTCGCATAGACGGATGCTGAGTAGCCGTCTACGGTGTCCGAGCACTGCCAGTGGGCGACGATGCAAACGTCAGACAGATCGCCTTCTGAGACTTTGCAGTCAAGACGGGAGATGTTCCAGTTCATTATTTGGCTCCTAATTGATTTAATTTTCTTTTAATCTACACAACTTTCACAATAATGCGTGCGCGGCCATCTGATTCAATTGCAATGACTTTACCGAGCGCAATTTGATATTGTTCAAACGTCGGGCTATTGACAGCAATCCCCTTGATTGCCCCGTTGTCATTTACCGGGACAATGTATTGACCGGCAGTCGCTCCAATTACATTAACTGGAACTTGACCAGCAAACGCAATACGATCCACCATTTGGCGAGCCAATTCCATTCTTTCCTTAAATGCAGGAAGTTCAGCTTCATCCGACGGAACCGCTTCTACAAACCAAGTGTCACCACCAACATAAGCTGGGTCAGTTGACTTGACAACAAACGATATGGCTTTAGCAAACACATTGGTCAGCTTTCCATTTTCATCAATACCGCATATGTCACCTTTGGCAATTTTAAAATTGCCAGCTTTTGTCATGTATTCAGCATAGTCAGCGCCAGACGCATTGAGTGATCCAGCAGCATTAATTGACCGTGTAGTCCCGCTGTCCTTGTTAACTCTTATCATTGCCGCAGCAGCATTCGATCCGGTAGCAACTCCATTTACAGTGCCACTTCCTTCGGTCCAATAAGCAGCGTCAGTTGAACTTGCAGTAGTCCAAACTTGATGACTAATTGAGTTAGCTGTTGCTCCAGTAACCTTGAAAACCGCGCCAGCAGTTGCACTCGTCGTCCCAACCAACAAATCCCCACCGCTGGTGATACGGGCGCGTTCGGTGGGTGACGATCCCGGCCCCGTTCCGCTTGGCTTTGTATAAAACAGCAGATTAGTCGCTGCCGTAGAGCCAGATTGATTTTCCGCTGCAACCGCTTCAATCATTGCTTCCGCAGCGGCATTCGAATTAACCCCA